GGTGAACGCGAGACCCCTTCGATCCCGTGCGCGTAATGCTGTCAACAAATACCTTATGCCAACACAAATACAATTCCTCGTTAGCCAATATGGATTGGCGAATGTGGCTTGGTTTATTCGTTTAATGAAGCAAGGAACACCACCGGAACAGCTTGCTGGCTATTGCGTACCGAAGGAAGGCGACTCCCGTAGGGACGGTGTGTTTCGAGCCCTGCAGTATGCCTCCACACTGCCCGACTCCATGATGCCCGACGAGATCAAGAACGCCTTGAAACCATGACCCAACTTGAATACGGCAAGCGGATCGGTATAAGCCAGCCCCGGGTGGCCCAGCTTATTGCCCAGGGAATGCCAATGAGCAGCCCCGAGGCTGCTGACGAATGGCGATCCAAGAACATCAGGACGCGATCTAAGACTGTTCCTAAACAAACACCCACACAAGACCCCACCGCAATCGAACAGGAAGGCCCCTACAGGCCCGCGGAGGCCTCGAACCCTATCGACACAGCCGCAGCCGCTACCGACTCGCCAGAGGGCGCCTACGAAAGACAACGGCAAATCGAGCGTGCAGCCTACGACCTGGCCGTCGAAGCCCTCCGGGGAGGCCGGGCCGACGCCGGGCGTCTGGTGGCCATCCACGCCGCGGCAGCCAAGAACCTAACCAGCGCCCGTGACGAGGTGATCGCCCAGGCCGAGAAGGAACGGCGCCTTGTCTCCGGCGACTGGGTGAAACGGGTGATGCAGGAGCACGACGGCTCGGTGGCCTCCCTGCTGAAGGCCATGCCGAAACAACTCTCGGGCCGGATTGCCCCACACGACCCTGAGCACTGCGAGAAGGAGCTCGACCGCTGGGTGCAGGAAGTGGCCTTGAAGACTCTACACCAGACCGACCCATGGAAATCCTGACCGACCTTCAGCGCTCCCTGCTCGACTACCGCCGCAACCTGTACCGCCCGACCCCACAGCAGACGGTGGTCGAATGGTCCGAGGCTAACCTCCGGCTGACCCAACGGCAGACCGAGCACCCCGGGCCGTTCTCCACCTCGGTCCGGCCATACACCCGCGAACCCATGGAGGACTGGAAGAACCCATCGGTCTCCGAGGTGACGCTGTGCTGGGGTAGCCAGACATCGAAGACCACCACCCTGATGGCCGGCCTAGCCTGGCTGATCGCCAACGAGCCCAGCCCAGCCTTGTGGCTGATGCCTTCCGAGAACTTGGCCAGATCCTTCTCGAAGTCCCGCTGGCTGCCCATGCTCGAGGACAGCCCGACCATGCTCGAATGCTTTCCGGCCGAGGCCGACAAGATCACCAACCTCGAGCAGAACTTTACCCGGTCGACCCTGACCTTTGTCGGATCCAACAGCCCGGCCAACCTGGCCAGCCGCCCTGTCCGAGTGCTGATCGCCGACGAGGTGGACAAGTTCGCCGAGGCTACCGCTAAGGAAGCCGACGCCCTCGACCTGGCCGAGCAGCGCCTAAAGTCGTTCTCCAGCTCGAAGGCCTTCATGACCTCGACGCCCACCGTGGTCGAAGGCCGGATATGGCAGCGGTTCCTCCGCGGCGACCAGCGCCGGTTCTACCTTCCATGCCCCCATTGCAAGGAGCCTATCAAGCTCCTGTGGTCACAGGTCACATGGGACGACGCCAGGACGGAGGACGGACGACCTGACCTTGCCAAGGTCCGAGCCTCCGCCCACTACGTCTGCCAGCTATGCCTCGGCCACATTACCGACGCGCACAAGGTGGCAGCCCTCCGGCACGGCCACTGGCGCCCGGAGAACCCCAACGCCATGCCCGGCGTGCGGTCCTACCATCTCAGCAGCCTTTACAGCCCCGATCGCAAGTGCACCTGGGGGCATCTGGCCGTGGCCTTCCTCGAGGCGAAGAGCTCGATGGCCGGCCTGCAGGGCTTCATCAACGGCAACTTGGCCGAGCCTTGGGAGCAGCAGGACATCCAGCAGGAACGCCCCGAGACATCGGCGTCGGTCTCCATCGACGGCGGCCGCCGATACCTGACGGCAGACGTCCAGGCCGTGGCGCCGTTCCTGTGGTGGGTGTGCCGCGAATGGAAGGACGGCAACTCCACATTGATCGCAGCCGGCCATGCCGACGACTTCGCAGCCCTCCGCCGGGTGCAGGTGGCCCTCGAGGTCCATGACATGGATGTCGGCATCGACTCCGGCTTCAACACGCAGACGGTCTATGACGCCTGTGCCGCTTATTCCGCGGTGACGTCCAACCCGATCACGTTCCCATGCGGCCTGCGCTACCCGCCCGATGGAGGCCTCCGCAAACCCATGGTGATCGGATGGATGCCGTTGAAAGGCCGGGAGACCGGCGCCCGGTTTACCTCAGCCTCCGGTGCTGTCCACCCGTTCGGCCTGTCTACCTCCTCCTCGATGCGGACCGACGTTGTGCAGCCCCTCCTAGTGTTCGACACCGAGCACCTCCGGGATATGCTCTCGAGGCTCCGTAAAGGCGACATCGACCGCGAATGGGGCGTCCACCAGGAACCGCCCAGCGTGCAGGCCGAAGGCGCCTACATCGCAGAGCCCGACCTGTACTGGCGCCACCTCGACTCACACGTCCTGAGGCCACAAGCCAACCGCGCGGGTCGGATCAAACACGTCTGGGTGAAGCGCAACCAAAAGTGGCCCGACCATCTGCACGACTGCGAAATCATGCAGCTCGCCATGGTCATGCTCTGGAATGACCTGGTCCAAACTCCCGACCACTAGGTTCTGCTAACCTATTGCACAGGCCGGGCTGGTCTGCATTGTCCCGCCCGGAATGTTCACATTCACGGTGGCCATCAAAAGGAGCTACCTCCGGGCAGTCTATTCGACGCTCGGCGGTGTGACCCTATTGGCTGCCTTGGCTGCCAAGTCCGTGGCGGCATCCTCGGTGATCGAATCCGGGCAGGTTGTGCGGTCGACTTCATCGTCGGATGTGTCTGTCGAGTTCGCCGAGCCCGGTAAAGGCGGCCCCACCCCGTCGGAGATGGTCGAGATGTGGGAAAGCCTGATCGCCGATTACGACCTGGCTGTCTATCTACTCGGCCAGGATGGCATTGCCACCCCTACCGACACCCAGATCTTCAACAAGATGATGGCCGTCGTCCTGGTCGCTGTGACCAGTTACGGCGGCGACTTCTCGAACTTCCGTCGAGAGGGCACCATCAGAACGGGGATGACCTAATGGGATTCCTCGACACCATCCTGGCCAAGTTCAGATCGGCGCCCGTCGACCGTTACGAGGGCGCGTCTAACTCGATCCGCCGTTCCTTCCTCGACACCAGCTACACCTCGGTGCGGTTCGATGTCACGAGCAGCACCCGGCAGCAGATCGTCCGAAAGTCCCGGTTCTTCGAGCAGAATAACGCGGTGATGAACCGCCTGGGCGACCTGTTCGAGAACTACACGGTCGGCAGCAACTTCTCGGTGCAGCCGGCTTCCTCGGATCCGGAATGGAATCTCCGGGCAAAGAAATGGTGGGATATCTGGTCCCGTTATCCCGACATCGGATCCCGGCAGTCATTCGGCACCCTGATGTCATTGGCTGCCCGTGGCTGGTTCTACGATGGTGAGAGTTTCCTCATGCTGACCCGCGGCGACTCGGGCCGCCCCCGTCTTCAGCTCATCGAGCCGCAACAGGTGGCAACACCTACCGGCCAGGAGCAATCGCCGGACATCTTCGATGGAGTCCGGTTTGACACCAAGACAGGCCGCGCTCTTGCCTACTTTATTGGGCAGGAAACAAACCAAGGCCAACTCACCGAAGTCCGGTCGATATCTTCCGACTCCATCGTCCACATCTACGAGGCCCAGCGTGCCGGCCAACTCCGCGGCCTGCCATTCGTGGCGTGCGTCATTAACGACCTGCACGACCTGGACGATCTCCAGAAGCTGGAGATGGAGTCTTGCAAGCTGGCTTCCAGCGTGGCCCAGGTGATCAAGACCAGCTCCGGTGAGGTTCAGGCCAGCAGCCTACGCTCCGGTGTGGTTGGAAGCCAAGGCACCGCTCAGACCTACTACGAGAACATTTTCGGAAGCACCGTCAAAGTGCTCAAGACTGGCGACGAGTTCGAGCAGTTCCAAGCCGACCGCCCCAACGTCAACATGCGAGAATACTGGCGCAACCTGACCGAGAAGGTGTGCGCCGGCGTCGGCATCCCTTACGTCCTGGTATTCCCCGAGGGTATGCAGGGCACCGTCTACCGCGGCGCCTTGGATATGTCGTCCGTTTGGTTCCGGAGCCGGCACCAGGTGATGGCCTCGGCCGCCCGTAGGATCTGGGAATATGTCATGGAGTACGCCATCCGGGTGGACCCCAGCCTACGCGACTCACCGGATGACTGGTACGAGGTGGCCATCCAGGCACCCCGGGCTCCGAATGTGGACGTCGGCCGCAACTCGGCCGCCCAGCTCGCCGAGCTCGAGGCCGGTGTGACGACTTACGACGAGATCTACGGTGCCCGCGGTATCGACTGGCGTTCTGCTCTGGAGTCCAAGGCCCAGCAGGCAAAGTACATCCAAGACCTCGCCGGCAAATACGGCATCGACGTCTCGCAAATCTCGACCGCCCAGAAGCAGCCCATCGCCCCGGAGCCTGCCGACATGGCCATGCAGGATGATCCGTCGGGCACTATGCCTGAACAAATCCCGGCCGAGCCCATCCAAGAGGTGGTTGCCGTGGCCGCCCCGAAGAAACGCAAACCCAG